GACATTGATGGCATAAGGAGCTACGCCAAGAAGTTCGTCGAAGGAATACATTCATACATGCCAAAGACGTGAGGACGATCAAGACAGGGGGGACCCCCTGAGGACCAGGAAACAGAAAACCGAAAGACTAAGGGCTTACAGAAACGAGCACCCTGAAAAGTACCTTCTCTGCCTCGCAAGGCAGCGAGCCAAGGCTTTCAACAGGGAGTTCACCATAACGGAGAAGGACATAAAGGTGCCAAAACGATGCCCTGCCCTCGGCATAGAGCTGAGGCGCGGCACCAACAGACGACGGATAGATCAGTCACCGACCCTGGACAGGATAGACCCAAACAAGGGCTACGTCCCTGGAAACGTGGTGGTTATCTCATTCCTTGCCAATTTGATCAAAAGCAAGGCCGACTACCGACAGATTGGAGGGGTTTACAGATGGCTGAAACGATTGACCAGGCGGCAGCGTAAGGCACGATGATGGTCGTATGATCTCAACCATCCTGTCGTTCGTGGCCGGTTTTCTTACCGGCGCTCTCGTATTCAGAAACAACCAGGCAAAGGCCGAAAAGATCGTCGCCGACGTCAAGGCTGCGGCGGACAAGGCCAAGGACGCCGTCGAAGACCTGAAGAAGTGAGGCTGCTGGCGGCGATTGCCCTGCTCTTGGCTGGATGCTCATCCAAGCCAAAGGTCGATCCTTTGCCGCCCCCGCCCCCGCCGGCGCCCGTACAGCAGACGACACTTCTCAATCTGTGGCAGGAGGAGGTTTCTGAGGACCTTGCGATTTTCAAGGCGATCAGGCCTTCGATCACGGGGCCTGCGCCGGCATTGAACCTGTACGACTCCGCCACCCAGGGGCTTGCGTCCCTGTCAGGCGAGCCGACCGCCAAGGACATAGACTTCTTCAAGGACATGGTCGCCAAGCCTGACGACAAGGCGCTGGCGTCTCTAAGGGCTGACAAGCTCGCCCTGGACAGGAAGACCGACGAACTCGAGAAGAAGGTCGCAGCTGAGAAGCAGGCGCGCGAGATCGCCGAAGCCCAGGCGAAGCAGGCGCGCATCGACAAGGCTGAGGCCGACCGTCAAGCGAGCCTGACCGAGTCCGCCAGCCAGCTCACCAAGTACGGCACATGGGCGATCGCGGCGGGCGTCCTGGCGCTGCTGTTCGGCCATTGGATCGGCATCCAGAAGTGGGTCGCGGGCCTGACGATCGGCGCCGGCATCATCGTCGCGGCGACCGCCAGGCCCCTGATCGACTTCTTCGGGAGCGAAAGGTCGGAAGTCGTGCTGCTCTCCACGCTCGGCTTCCTGGCGCTCAACGTGGCCGTCGTGGTCGCGGTCAAGACGTGGAGATTCATCGTTCCGAAACATGAGGAAAAGAAAGAAGAAGAAGGCGATGCCTAAGGTGATCACGCGGGAGCTCGACCCTCCGGTGATCGGGTATGCGTGCAAGTCCGACAACACCATCGAGCTTGCCCCGCACCTGTGGCCGTCCAAGCGTCTTGAGGTCATGGTGCACGAGGCCCTTCATCTGGCGGATTGGAAGATGAGCGAGAAGAAGGTCACCAACCGCGCCAAATACATAGCCGACGTCCTGTGGCGTGACGGCTACCGAAGGATCAAATGAGGCCGCCTGACGAAACATCCGGCGCCACGATCATCGAGCAGATCAAGGCAGGCGGCTTCACTGCGGCCCTGATCGGCATGGCCGGCATGGTCGCGAAGCTGCTGCTCTCGACCGATGAGAAGATGACCTGGGGCAAGGCCGCAAGGCACGTCCTCGCCGCCGGCATCGTGGCGTGGCTCGTCGACCAGGGGCTGAGCGAGGTCGGCATGGCGAACGGACTGAAGACCGCGTGCCTCGGAGTCGCCGGCGCGACGGCGACGCACATCGTCGATTTCGCGATCGAGTGGGTGAAGGCGAAGGGAGCCAACGAAGTGGACAAGCTCAAGAGAAACGGAGGCCGGCGTGCGAAGGGAGCAAGGCGCTGATCCGCTTGAGTTCGCGATGATCGGCACGATGTTCGTCGCGTCCGCGATCTGCGTGCGCCTGTGGTACATCACGGCGAGTATCCGAAAAGCCATTACGGATCCTCACACGATGGCGCTGATCATCACGGAGGACTCCGTGAAGTCGGACAACGCATCGTCAGAGGCCATGCTCAACGGCGCGAGGTCGGGAATCGACGAAACCGAGGCCTCACTGATGCTTTTTGCGGTGTGTCTGGCGATGATCGGGGCCGCCCTTGTGGCAAGAATCTTCAGGAGAAAGTCGTTGTTCGTCAGCGACTTCTGACTTTCATACAGTTTGTAGGTTGACGGTGGGTGGGGCCGGGGTACAACTCCGGACAACCGAATGAACCGACTGGACGTCAAATCCATCATCGCCCGCTTTGGCGGCCGCATGGAACTCTGGAGGCGCCTGTGCGCCGAAGGGCACAGCATCTCCGTGAAGGCCATTGAGAAGTGGTCCGAACGCGGATCCATCCCGTCGGCCAAGCTCATCTGGCTCATCAAGCTCGCCGAACGCGAAGGCAAGCCGATCAATCTCATCGACCATCTCACCCACACCGAAAAATGAAGACCAACCCGCAGCAGCTCCCGTTCATCAAGGACTGGGACACCGCCAAGCTCCAGACCGTGTTCCAGGAGATCACCGAAACCATCGCCACCCAGAAGGGGCAGCTCGACGCCATCGGCGAGGAGCTTCTCCGCAGGTACGCCGGCAAGTTCGAGGACGAGCTCAAGTCCAACAAGCAGGTCGCCGGCGAGATCACACGCGAAGTCGACGGCGTCAAGATGACCTACGCGGTCAAGCCCAAGGTCAAGTGGGACAGCGACATGCTCAGGGACCTGTCCGCAAGCATGGACGAGGAAGTCGCCGAACGCGTGTTCAAGGTCGAATACAGCGTCCCCGAAAAGACCTACAAGGCCATCACCGACAAGCTCCTGCTCAACGCCATCACCAAGGCCAGGACCGTCGAATACAGCGCCCCGAAGATCACCTTCGCCCGCTGAACTTTCCCACCACCGACATGATCAAGATCATAAAGGCCGACGAGCGCCAGAAGCTCGTACCCAAGATCAACATCGCCCTGTTCGGCCCCTCCGGGGTCGGCAAGACGACCCTCGCGCGGACGCTGGACCCCAAGTCCACGCTGTTCGTCGACCTCGAAGCCGGCACCCTCGCCATCCAGGGATGGGACGGCGACGTCCTCGACGTCCGCGCCACAGCCCAGGCCCTCGGCGCCCACCCGTGGGAGATCGCCCGCGCGCTCGCCCTGTTCATCGGCGGGCACGATCCGAGCGACCGCGACGGCGCCTACTCAAAGACCGCCTACGAGCAGGTCCACGCCCTGTTCTCCCAGCACATCGACATGAGCAAGTACAAGACGGTGTTCGTGGACTCCATCACGGTCGCAAGCCGCGAGTGCTTCCGCTGGTCACAGGGACAGCCCGAGGCCATGTCCGAAAAGACCGGCAAGCCCGACACGCGAGGCGCCTACGGCCTGCTCGGACGTGAGATGATCCGCTGGCTCACCCACCTCCAGCACGCCCCCATGTCCATCATCGTCGTCGGCATCCTCGACGGCGAGAAGGACGACCTCAACCGCTGGACCTACACCGCCCAGGTCGAAGGATCCAAGACCGGCCGCGAACTGCCCGGCATCTTCGACCAGGTGATGACCCTCCAGAACTTCAAGGCCGAGGACGGAACCCTCTACCGCGGGATCGTCTGCCAGCAGCAGAACGAATGGAGCTACCCCGCCAAGGACCGTTCCGGCCGTCTCAGCCTCATCGAAGCCCCCGACCTCGGCGCCATCATGGACAAGATCCGCAAGGGCAAGCGCCAGGACAACAAGCTCACCACCACTCTGCCTGAAAAGCAGTCCTAACAACCAACCAACCCAAAAAGTCATGTTCACCCCCGACTCCGGCAAGGCTGACAAGCCTGCCCTCATCCCCGACAAGACCCTGGCCTTCGCCCAGGTCCGCTTCCAGGAGCTCAAGCGCTCCCAGCGTACCAACGGCGAATACGCCAAGCTCGAGTTCATCATCACGGAAGGCCCCTTCGAAGGCCGTCGCGTCTACTCAATCGTGATGAACCCGCTGGACCCCGCCAACAAGAACGAGGCCCTGCGCGCTGACAACAAGCCCGACGGCGCCAAGATGGGCCTCACCGCCCTGACCCGCATGTTCGAGGCCTGCCGCATGT